CGCACAGCATTCGCTGGATGATTTGGTCGACAACGGAGACTTGATAAATCAGTCTCCAGTTGCCCGTCTTGCTCTTGCGCTCAGCGTTGAGCTCTTGCTTCACACTCACCGCGGCTGGATCTGCCAGCCCTTGGGCCAGCAGTTCGCGGGGGGATAGAAGTTCGAGCTTGTCGCCGAGTTTCAGATAGGTCGCGAGCCGCGCCGTCACTGCTTTGGCAACTTCTGCGTGGACCGCCTCGAATAGACTCTGGTTGGTGCTGTACCCGTTACGGTACGGTGCTCCTGGAGTTTTCTTCAAGACGACCTCGTTCATTGCCTTGTAGATATGGTCGCGGATCGGAATGGTATCTCCACCGCTCAATTGGTCGAGAGCGGATTCGAGATCGGACATGTCAACGCGCGGGTACTCAATGAGCACTCGTTCGCTGACGAGGTGGTAGTCGTTTGGTTCAGTTTTCTCGACAAAGGCCGCTGCTGATAGCTTCAAGGAATGAAGTTCAGCCTCGGGACTTCGGTCGGGGTAGGTCCAGTTCTTCAGGCGGGAGTCTAGTACACGAGCCGTGACAGCGAACCGAGAGAACTGCTTGTTCTTGTTGGGTGCTGCCTTTGGGGCTGATGTGCCTATCTTCCATAGGTTCGTCGACACGAGTTCAGGCTCTTGCCATTTTACTCGGCCACGGTTGAGGTGTCTTTGGAGAGTTGAAGAATGTTCTTCCACTCCTCCGCAGAGCAAATCAGCGTGGCCATCGGCCCGTTCTTCAGATACTCCTTCCAGAGTTTCTTGGATCGGGCCACGGTCATCTTGCCATCCTGGCACTGGGAGACATACCACTTGTACGTCTCCACCACTGCCCCCATTTCTGTTCCCGGAGGGGCCTGCCGGGTCAACCGAAAATCACTCTCCTGCGTGCTCTCCTGCTCCGTCTGCTTGAAAAGCGGCTTTTGCGGGGGGGCGGGCTCGTGCTGTGGGGCACTCACCTTGACGGGCTCGGGTTCCGGGGCAGACATTTCTGTCGCCTCGGGTTCCTTGCTCTTCAGTTTTGCGATGAACTTCTTCACCTCTTCGGTCAGGTCAGCGTTTACCGCGATGTTCGTCATCTTCGGCTCCGGTGGTGGCGCCTTAGCGCCTGCCTCCAGTACTGCTGCCTTCAGAAGTTCAAGTGCAGACATCTGGTCCTTGACCAGTTGTCTGAGCTCCTTGACGGCTTTCGTCTCGGCCGGTGGCCGAGACGTCATGACGTCAGTGAGGATCTTG